ATCATTTCCAAGTCCGAGCGCCTGACCGGCTTCCGTTACTTCTGGCTCAAGACCGTGCGCGGCTTCAACCCGTCCACGCACTGTGCGCGGTGCCTCGTCGGCGAATACGACGCAAAGGTGAAGGCCGACATGCCGACCGGCGAGATCGAGATAGACTATCGCGAGGGCACGATCCTTTACCTGTGCGGAGTCTCCGCGCCTTACCGCTGGATCAACAACCTTCACCTGCCGATGCAGGTCAGCAAAGGCGTGTCGTTCTTCGTCGATGCCTACAACGGCGACAGGATCGTCGTGCATGGCGCGAGGTTCATGCCGTTCGACGACCGCGCGGCCCGCCAGCTTTTCCCCGACCGCGGCAAGCAGTTCCTGACCTGCCGAAACTTCCAATTCGGAGCCCATCACTTCCGTGGCTGACGACACCAACGCCGCCCACTTGACGCCCGACCAGGCTGCCAAGGTTCGGGCGAAAACCATCTCCAACATTTTGAAGAAGATCGCCAAAGGAGGCACGCTGACCGTCGCCGAACAGAAGATGCTGGACGAATCGACCCAGCAACAGAAGGGCACGTTGAAAGGCCATGCCATAGGCGTTCAAGAGATCGCGGAGCTGACCGGCTACACGACACAGCGCATCGACCAACTCAGCGCCGAGGGCGTGACCGTGAAGCTCGGGCACGGGAAATACGACGCGTTCGGCACGCTGCAGAACCTTTTCAGCCACGTCCGCACGAAGCGGATGAATCAGCACGACTCCGCCGATCCGTCCAGCCCGGAGGGGCAAAGCTACGAGGCGCATCGTGCTCGACTGACGAAGGCCAAGGCCGACATAGCCGAGATCGACGCCGAGCTGAAGAAAGGCACCGTGCACGATGCCGGCGCGGTCGCTGCTGTGTGGGCCGACATGATCGGGAACGCACGGGCCAAGCTGCTCGGCCTGCCGGTGAAGCTCGCGGGCTCGCTCGATGGCCTGACCATCGCCGAGCGTCAGGAGGTGCTGAAAGAAGCGATCATCGAGGCTTTGCAAGAGCTGGCGCAATACCGGCCCGAAGTCGTGACAGGCGAGTGGGAGAAAAAGCGCCGGTCTGACACCGACGACGAGGAAGAATCCGATGCATGAGCGAAGCCCTTGCCAGCCTGTTTGCCGAAATCAGCTCCTTCTGGACGCCGCCGCCAGATTGGACGGTGTCCGAGTGGGCTGACAAGGTCCGGAGACTGAGCCCGGAGGCCAGCGCCGAGCCAGGCCAGTGGCGAACCAACCGCGCCGAGTATCAGCGCGGCATCATGGATTCCGTGAACGACCCGAACACGGAAGAAACTGTTGTGATGTCGTCGGCTCAAGTCGGCAAGACTGAGATTTGCAACAACGTCGTCGGCTATCACATCGACTTCGACCCGTGCCCGGTGCTCGTCCTGCAGCCAACGCTCGAAATGGCCGAGACGTGGTCAAAGGACCGTCTCGACCCGATGCTTCGCGACACGCCCGAGATCGGCGCCAAGGTCTCGCAGAAAGCTCGGACAAAGAAGAACAAGATTCTCCACAAGAGCTTTCCCGGCGGTCACGTCACGATTGCTGGAGCCAATGCCCCGGCCTCGCTGGCATCGCGACCGATCCGGCTCGTGTTGTTCGACGAAGTGGACAGGTATCCAGCCAGCGCGGGCAACGAAGGCGACCCGGTCAACCTGGCGATCAAACGCACAGCTACGTTCTGGAACAGGAAGATTCTGCTCGTCTCAACGCCGACCGTCAAAGGTCATTCGCGCATCGAGGACGCGTTCGAGCAGACCGACAAGCGGTTTTACCACATCCCATGTCCTCGTTGCGGCACTCATCACCGGCTGATGTGGGCGAACGTTCGCTGGAAAGACAAAGACCCGAGCACCGCACTTTTTCAATGCCCGCACTGCGACGGCTATTTCACCAACGCCGAGAAGAACTCGGCAGTCAGGCAAGGGAAATGGATCGCAACAGCGCTGTTTCGCGGCAAGGCAGGCTTTCACCTGTCGGAGCTTTATTCACCGTGGCGGACGCTGGCCGAAGTCGTGCGCGACTTCTTCGACGCGCAAGGCAGCCCCGAGAAGCTGCAAGTCTGGATCAACACCAGCCTCGGCGAGACGTGGGAAGAAGGCGGCAAGGTCTTCGACGAGAACGAGCTGATGGGCCGCCGCGAGAACTACGAGGCGGACGTGCCGAATCGAGCGTTGATCCTCACCGCCGGCGTTGACGTGCAGCCCGACCGTCTGGAGATCGAGACAGTCGGATGGGGAGCGGGCGAGGAATCGTGGTCTGTCGATTACCACGTAATCAACGGCGACCCGGACATCCCCGAAGGCTCGCCCGGTTCACCCTGGACAGACCTCACCGACTACCTGCGGAAAACATGGACGCACGAGAGCGGGCAAGAGCTAACGGTCTCGTATTCGTTCATCGACTCTGGCGGATCCAACACGCAGGCCGTTTACAACTACGTCAAGCGCCACAAGGGCGGGCGCGTGTTTGCGATCAAGGGCAGGGGCGGTGAAGGCCTGCCGATTGTCGGCGCTCCGAACCGCAAACGGTCTGGCAAGCTCAAGCGGCCCGTTGACCTCTACATCATAGGCGTGGACAACGCGAAGGCCGTCGTGATGAAGCGGCTTGAGATCGAGTCGCCGGGGCCTGGCTACTGTCACTTTCCAGCCGAGCGTGACGTGTCGTGGTTTCGCGGCCTAACTGCCGAGACGATGGTCACAAAGATGGTGAAGGGCAGGCCGAAACGCGAGTGGAAGGTCATCGAAGGCCGCCGCAATGAACCGCTCGACTGTCGCGTCTATGCGTTCGCGGCTATCGTGATGGCCTCGCCGCAGTTCGACAAACTGGCATTCCGCATGAAAAAGAGGACACAAACGATGCAGATCGAGAAACCGAAGCCCGACAAGCCTGTCGAGCCTGCCGAGCCTACGGAACCAACCCCACAAGACGCACCGGAGGCCGAGCCGCAAACTGACGACAAGCGCCAGAAGCCTCGCAAGATGCGACGGCGCACTTCATTCGTTCAATCATGGCGCTACTGACCAAAGGCGAGACTCTGACGATCACCGAAACCGTGGCCGATGCGACGGAGGTCGAGGTGCGTTACGGCGGGCCGACCACGGGAACCGCCTCGATGACAGCCAGCGGCGGCCAGTGGACGGTGAATATCGCCACCGACAACATGAAGGCCGGGCAATACTCGGCCGAGCTGTGGGCGACCTACGCCGGAGACGTGAAGCGCATCGCCTCTCGCCTGTCGTTCACGATCCGCGCCGCTCTCGGAGTCGGTGACATCCGCAGTCAGGCCCGAAAAGCGCTCGAAGCCATCGAGGCGATGCTCGCCGGGCAGGCAAACGAAGGCGTTCGGCGCTACCGGATCAACAATCGCGAGCTTGAACGCTACACCGTGGCCGAATTGCTACAGCTCCGCAGTCATTTCGCGTCCGAAGTGCAGCGCGAAGAGCGCAAAAACAAGGGCTTGAGCGGTCTCGGGCCTCGAATTGCCGTCCGATTCTGACATCATGGGCTTTTTTTCCTTCCTTCGACGCCAAAAATCGGCACCCGCAACGCTTGAAAAGCGCGGCGGACACGTCGTGAAGCTCAAACGCGTGCCGATTGACAGCGGCGAGCGTCATTTTGCGGATGCCGCGGGCAATAATCGCCTGACAGCCTCGTGGGCAGCAACCCCGACGACCGTTGACGCCTACATTTACCAGAACTTGAACAGCCTCGTGGCTCGTTCACGCGATCAAGCCGAGAAATCCGACCACGGGCGCAAGTTCCTCCAACTCTGCCGCGACAACATTGCCGGGCCGACTGGTTTCAACCTGCAATCACAAGTCCGCGATCCATCCGGCAAGTCCGACACGGTCGCAAGCGACGCCGTTGAGGCTGCATGGGCCGAGTTTTCCAAGCGCGGCAGCTATGAGATAACGCGAAGCATGAGCCGCGCCGATGTCGAGCGTCTTATCGTCACCACGGTTGCCCGTGATGGCGAGGCTTTTGCGATCAAGCGCCGGTCAAAGGATCTTCCGCACGGCTTCGCGCTCCAGCTCGTCGATCCGGTCGCGCTCGATCCTACGCACTTCGAAACGCTTGGCAACGGGAACAAGATTCGCCACGGCATCGAGTTCAACGAACTCGAACAGCCTGTCGCCTACTACTTCCGAGACTACGACGAGCGTCAGGTCGGTTATGTGCTCGGAACCGGGCGCAAGTATCAGCGCATTGCCGCCGAGGACGTGATTCACGTTTTCGTGGTCGAGTCTATCGGCCAGCGCCGCGGTCTTCCGTGGATGCGGACGGCTCTTTTTCGCATGCGAAACCTCGCAGCGTTTGAGGATGCGGCAATCATCAACGCTCGCGTTGGCGCATCAAAGATGGGCTTCTTCCGCGATCAAGACTCTAACCCCGATGACGTTGAAGACCTTCCGATGGACGCCGAGCCGGGCGTTTTCGAGAACATCGGCAACCGCGAGTTCGTGAACTGGAGCCCGCAGTTCCCCGAGCAGAGCATCGAGCCGTTCACGAAAGCATGCCTGCGCTCGATCAGCGTCGGCCTCGGCGTGTCCTACAACAACCTCGCCGGTGACCTCACGAGCGTAAACTTTTCGAGCATCCGACAGGGCGCACTCGACGAGCGCGAGGTCTGGAAGGGCCTCCAACAATTTTTCATCTCCGCATGGTGCGAGCAAGTCTATCCCGAGTGGCTCCAAATGGCGCTGCTCATGGAAAAGATTCGCGTGCCGACGAAGTCCGGCGGCTCCGGTGCTCTGCCGTTCACGAAGATCGAGAAATACAAGTCCGTCACGTTCACCGGCCGCCGTTGGAGCTGGATTGATCCGAAGGCCGAAGTTGACGCCAACGCTGTCGCCATCGGCCAGCGATTGAAGTCTCGCTCCGAAGTCATCCGTGAGATGGGCGGCGATCCTGACGATGTGTGGGCCGAGATCGAGCGCGAGGACAAAGCGCTCGAAGCGCTCGGCATCGTGCCGGACCTCATGCCCGGCGCTCAGAAGCCGGAACCAACCCCACAAGACGCGGGCGGTGACGCTGCATAGCCTTTCGATCATGCTCAAGATTGGAATACCATCCTACCTCACACGCGAAGCGCCGCAGATGCAGCGCATCACGTCTGGCATTCCGCAGCCTGGCAGCCAGCTCGACCGCCGCGCTCTCGTCGTCAACATCGACAAGGAAAAGCGCACGCTTGAACTCTCGTTCTCCAGCGAGATCGAGGTGAAGCGCTGGCCGGGCTTCATCGAAGTGCTCGATCACTCCCGCGATGCCGTTGACCTCACGAGGCTCAACTCACGCGGCCCTCTTCTCTTCAACCATGACCTCGACGAGGTTATCGGTGTCATCGAAAGCGCGGAAGTCGCGTCAGATCGGAAAGGCCGGGCGTTGGTTCGCTTTGGCAATTCCGCTCGTGCGAAAGAAGTGTGGGACGACGTTCAGGACGGAATCTTGAGCAACGTCTCTGTCGGATACCGGATCAACGAGATCAAATTGAAGGAATCGCGAGAAAACGGCGACGACGTGTATATCATCACTCGCTGGGAGCCGTATGAAATCAGCATCGTTTCCGCGCCTGCCGACACGTCTGTCGGTGTCGGGCGGAGCGCACAACCCACCCACAACCCAAAGAAAAATCTCATTATGAACCGCGAACAAATGATCGCGTGGCTTCGCGCCCGCAACATCACCGTCGCCGATGACGTTTCCGACGCGGAACTCACTCGGCTCATCACTGAATACAAGGCTCCGGCCCCGGCGCCTGCCCCCGCTCAGCGTGGCGTTCAGGTCGGCGAAGATCACAGCGACGCCGTGAAGGCCGAGCGTCAACGCATGGCCGACATCACGGCCGCCGCGAAGAAGCTCAAGCTCACCGAACTCGGCGAGCGCTTTGTGAACGAAGGCAAGAGCGTGGACGAATTCCGCGCCGCTGCCCTCGAAGAGATCACCAAGCGCAACGTTCAGTTCAAGGAATCGAACACGCCCATCGGCCTGAACGACCGGGAGAAGCGCAACTTCAGCTTCCTGAAGCTGTTCCGCACGCTCGCCGATCCTCAGAACAAAGGCCTTCGTGAAGACGCGGCTTTCGAGCTGGACGTCACCAGCGCTGCCCGCAGCCATCGCAAGAACGCCCGTGGAACCGTCATCCCTGTGGACGTGCTTCGCTCGCCCATCGACGCCGAAGCTCTCGGCCGTCGTGACATCGTCTCGATCAAGACCGGCTCCGGTTACACTGGCACCGGCGGCGAGACTGTCGCGACGAACCTGCTCGCCTCGAATTACTTCGAGCTGCTCCGCAACAAGACCTCGATCATGCGCCTCGGTCGCATCCTCGGTGGCCTTGTCGGTGACATCGACATTCCGAAACAGCTCACCAACGCGGCGAACGCGGGCTGGATCGGTGAAGACGAGCAGGCTCCGAACCGTGACATGACCTTTGGCAGCATCTCGCTGTCTCCGAAGACCGTCGCGGCCTACGGCCACGTCACCCGCAAGATGCTCATGCAGTCCAGCCTCGACGTGGAAGCGCTGCTTCGCGCCGACCTCGCTGCCGCAATGGGCCAGGCCATCGATGTGGCAGGTTACTACGGAGACGGCACCGGCAATGCTCCTGTCGGCATCCGCTACACGGACGGCATCAACGCCGTTTACTTCGCTGGCTCTGTCCCGACGTGGGCCGAGCTCGTGGAGATGGAAACGCTTCTCGCCGAAGCCAACCTCGACCCGAACACCGCCCGCTATGTCCACAACGCGCGCATGCGCGGCTCGTTCAAGACCACGAAGAAAGTCGCCGGATCGAGCACCGAAACCTTCCTGTGGGAAGGCAACGGCGTGAACGGCTACTCCAGCGAGGTCACGAACCAGATCGAAAACGGCCACCTGTTCTTTGGCGAGTTCTCCGAACTCATCATCGGCATGTGGGGCGGCCTCGACATCATCGTTGACCCCTACACGCAAAGTAGCCGCGGTCGCATCATCATCAACAACTTCCAAGACGTTGATTTCGAAGTCCGCCGCCCGGAAGCCTTCACCTTCGGTCTGCCCCTGGCAGAGTCCTAAGCCACAGGAAACCTCAAAAGCCACGGCTGGCCTGCGCTGGCCGTGGCTTTTTCATACCACGATGAAGCCAGCGCTTGCCCAACAATTCCCGACTGTCACCATTGACTCTAACCGGCTCGTGCCGGCGCATCGGAGCTTCAATGCTTCGATCATCGAATACGGCGGCAAGCGGCTGATGGCCTACCGCAGCCACACGACGGCGCAGAAATGGTGCACGCTGCATCTGGCGACGCTCGGGCAGGACTGGCAGCCCATCGACGACGTTCAGATCGACGTGCCGCTCATCAACGAAGCGGGCAATCTCGAAGATCCGCGACTTTTCCACGGCCCGAACGGCACGCTCTGGCTGGCGTGGAGCGAGGCGCTTTACCTCACCGGGCAATGGACGTGCGTGCAGCGCTACGGCAAGCTGTGGGGCCGGAAGATCACGGAAGCCTTCACACCGCGCCACGGCCGCAACGACGGCAGCGCGAAGGAAAAGAACTGGCAGTTCTTTTGGCGCGGCGCGGACACCGACAGCCAGCGCTTGTTCGCCATCTACTCGCACAGCCCGCAGATCGTGATCGAGCTCGACGGCGAGAACGTCGTCAACGAGTGGCGCACGCCTGGCATTCACTGGCGCTTCGGCCATCCATCCGGCGGCACGCCGCCCGTGCCATTTAACGACGGCCACTTGCTGACGTTCTTCCACGCCTACAAGCCCGACAACAAATTCCACCGCCGCTACAACATGGCTGCGGCACTCATCGAGAACCGGCCGCCGTTCGCCGTGAAGTTCGTCTCTGACAAGCCGCTGCTCGAAGCGTCCGAACGCGAACCTATCGCGCCCGATCCTCGTTGGAATCCTCTGTGCGTTTTCCCTTGTGGAGTGATTCAGGAGCGGCATCTTTGGCACGTCAGCAGCGGCGTGAATGACTGCCGTTGCGCGGTCACTAGCATCCCAAACAAGAACCTCAACCTCGCACCCTACGTCATGCAGATCACAACAAACACTGTCCGCCTGAAACTCATCTCAAACGTCATTCTTGGCGGCTATCCGCGCCGCATCGACGAGATCGTTGAAGTCTCGAAGCCTGTCGCCATCGACCTGATGAACCGCAAGCGTGCCGTTCTCGCGCCTGAAGAAGTCGCGCCGGTCATCACAGTAGCCGAGTCTGCAAAGGCTGTCGTGCCTGAGACACCCAAACTCCGCCGCAAAAACGCATGAACTGCTCTGCCGCCATCGTCAATCTTGCCGCCAAGATAGGCAGCACATTTGCGCTCCAGATCGTTGTCACTGATGATGACGACAACGCTCTGAACCTCACGACCGGCTGGCGCTTTGCCATGCAGGTGCGGACGAAAAGCGGCGAGCTGCTCTTCTCTGCCGACAGCAACGGCGACCCGGCAACGATTGAACTCGAAAACGATGGCACCGCCACGATCACCGTTCACGTGCCGGAAGGCATCATGCCGCAAACGGCCATCTATGACGTGCTCGCTGAGCACGGCGAAGACCGCGAGCCCGTGCTCGAAGGCATCATGCTTCTCAACCCTCAAATCACCGACATCACTGAATGAAAACCGTAACCGTTCGCATCGGCTCTCGTGGCCGTCCTGGGGCTAATGGAAGCTCCGCATGGGCTGACATCACCGGCAAGCCTTCAACGTTCCCGCCATCGTCTCACACGCACGTCATCGCAGACACAACGGGCTTGCAATCCGCGTTGGATGGAAAGGCACCGACGAGCCACACACACGTCATTGGCGACGTGACAGGGCTGCAAACGGCACTGGATGGCAAAGCATCGACAAGCCACACGCACGCGCAAAGCGACGTGACCGGCCTGACATCGGCGCTGGCAGCCAAGGCCGACCTCGTGGACGGCATGGTGCCGACAGCGCAGATTCCGGCCATCGCGATCACTGAGTTTCTCGGCAGCGTCGCAAACGAGGCTGCCATGCTGGCATTGACCGGCCAGCGCGGCGATTGGTGCAACCGCTCGGACGTGTCGAAGGCGTTCGTTCTCATTGCCGAGCCTGCCAGCACGCTCGGAAATTGGGCCGCCATCGACTACCCGGCCTCGCCTGTCTTGAGCGTCAACGGGCAGACTGGCACCATCGTTCTCGGCAAGTCTGACGTGGGCCTCGGCAATGTCCCGAACACCGACGCGACCAGCCGCGCCAATCACACAGGCACGCAAGCAATCTCGACTGTCACCGGGCTGCAATCCGCTTTGGATG